TTGCAGTAATTAATATACCACTAGGATAAAACAACATACCCAACAATGCGAACCAAGTCATAGTTCTCATTGCATCTCTACGAGCATCTGCATCTTCTAATTCTTTTCTTTTAAATTCCAAATTCATCTCCAATTCTTTTTGAGTAATGTGTCCATCACCATTCAAATCCTTTTTAGCGACCTCTGGGTCAACTGTTTTAGGTATTTTGTTGTTGTCGTTTAAGTTGTTCATTTTCCTCTCTTATATGTTCGTTTAGTAATCCAACATATATTTCTCTTTCCCAAGGTATCATATTTTCTAACTCTGTCAAACTATATTTATGATGTTGCATAAATGAAAAGTTTGTTTTAAAATGATTCTCAAGAGTATCGTGAGAAAGAGCTATATAAAAAAACTATTCAAACCCTCCAGTCTTACACTTGAAGAAACATTTGTGTTTGGATTATTAACTTCTACATCTTTGTATAATTTTGGTATATTATCAAAGAATGTTCTTATTTCGTTAAATTGTGATGAAGACAAACTTTCAATAAAATCTTTACTTTCTTTATCATTAAAGTCTGTTTTTTCATACACTTTTTCACCATCTATAACTCTATGCACACAATTTACTATGATTTGAAACAAGTCATCCATAGTAGGATTTTTAAAATCTTTTAAGTGTGATAAATCATCAATAGAAGGATATCTAAATTCTATTGCAATATTGTCATCTAATCTAACTAAATTACTATCTGGTAAGGGTTTATCCACTTTTAAATCAGTAAGATTAATTTCTTTTGTTACAAATGTATTTTCTTCATCTGGACATTTTATAGAAACTTTAGTCATTTCCCCAGATGATTTTGCACGAATATTTACAAATAAATACTCTAAATCTGCCATAGGTATTACACCACTTTTTATAGTATTATTGGTACAATTTTCTATGAGATTTTTTACTGCATTGATTACATCTTTCTGTTCACCAGTTTCATTGGCAATCATAAGATTCTTTTCTTCTTTTACTAAGTATGGTCTATACTTAATATCAAGTTGAGAAATTGGTAGTTTTATGTCATAAGTTGACACTTCAAATTTAGGCAAAGCCATAATGTACTCCTTTATCTAACAAATTTACCGATAGTATTACCAACACCACCAGTAATTATATCTGCAGCCGAACCAGCGGTTGCAATCGCAGTTGGTGATGCACAAGACTTACCAAGAATATCATAAAGAACACCTTTAGGACTTATGATACTGTATCTGGAATCATCCCCAATATATATATCTGACCCTCTCAACCTTAAACTCTTATCTGCAAGACTATCATCAACACCTTCTTCTTTAATAGTATGCCACTCTCTATATGCGAGTTCAACGGTTACTCTCTGTAATTCAGTAGATGCTTGGTTCAAATCTTGAGGTGCAATAGATTTAGGCCAAACTTCTTTTACTGAAACTCCATAACTAGTTTTTTCTTCTTTTGCACCAGTAAATGCAAAGAAATTAAATGGTATAACTGTATTACTACCTTTACCCATTTGAAATATATCTAGTTCACCTATGTAATTATTATAATAGTTTAAATTATGATTTATTGGATTGTAGATGTTTTTCATCCACATCTCAAAGAATCTTTTTTCAGACATATCTGCATTACATAAAAATGTTGCTTGTAATGATGCATACTGACCAACACCTTGAGGTAGTTCTCTTGGTGGGCCGTATATATTATCGTCTGGTGCAGAACGGATTGTCCTGCCTGGAAACTGTAAATTTTCTGCTCTTAAACTGACATAACGATTACTCTCACCAGTAAATAATTTACACTTTAAAAATATCTCAAATCTATTTTGTTGTGCTTGTTCTCTACCATATAAAGAACTTTTAAAATCTCTTAATGAAAATACCATTAGATTACTTTCCTACTATCCGACCACACTTTATTTACAGACGATTTTTTAAATCTTTGTACTGGTAACATAATTGCAGTCATAAAATCTTCTTCTTCTAATTTTCTAAATCTACTTCTAACATTACTATTTAAATATCTTTTCAAAGTTGGTTTCACAAGTCTTACATTTTTCAACGCACTATAATTTGCATTTGGGTCTAAACGACTTAATAATCTAGCTCTAAGTGCATATGGTAAATAGTGAAAATTAATTCCTAAAAATCCATCTCTGTATCTTTCTATTGGTAATACCAATGGAAATGTATCATAATATGGTAATTTGTTTTTCAATTTAGGGTCGTATATAAACATATTTAACGCACCAAAATTAACTCTACCAGTTATCTTTCCATCTCTTATGAGTTGTGCTTGAGATGGTGTACCAAGTTCTTTTATGCGATTACGATACCATTGATATGGTTCTTTACCACTTTTCCTTAACTTTGATATTTCGTCAAATATACTCATTTATTATATTTATAACTGGGATTGAGGTGGTCTTCGGTCAATATTACAAAATCCATATTTCTATCTCTACAATATTCTCTTGCAGCTTTCCATTTTGCAGTATTCTTTCCCCACTCGTAAACTTCTCTTACAAATGATTTAGTTTTTCTTTTAGGTATTTTAGGTTCAACAGTATATTTTTTAGGTTTGACTTCTATAATCATTTTTCTTATTTTACCATCTGCTCTCTTCACTTTTACATAGAAATCTGTAAAATATCGGTGAATTTTACCGTCTGTGGGTAGACGATAAGGTATTATTATTTCTTCTGACCCCCACTCTAATACTCTAGGATTTTTATCACAATACACCATAAATTTGCGTTCCCACAAACTTCTGTAATAAATAGTAGTAGGATTACCTTTATACTTTTTTTTGTTAGAGGGAATATAACGACCACTATAACTCATAGGAATATTTATATGGTTCTAAATTACAAAGATATCGCAATGGGAAAACCCTCAACTGAGGATTTGACAAATGATTTTAATGCAGACCCATTTAAACAAAGAGTGAGTCTTGACCAAAACACACGACAAAGTAAATTCAATCAAGAAATATTACAATATCCACTAAATGCTGGTAATGATGGTGGTAGAACACCAGCTGGACATCATATTCAATTTGAGATATTAGAACAAGATGTAGGTACAATTAAATTTGGTGAACTACCTAAAGAAACGACTGATGAGGTAGTTGGTATTAGTTCATTAATAAGTAACTCTGCCGTTGCAAGAGATGTTGTTGTAAGTAAAAATGGTTCTGTGTTTACTTTAGTTCCAGCATTATCACAAAAAGCACAGTCTACACTTTCAGATGGAAATTCAAGTAGAGCTGCACAAGAGTTAGGTCTTAATCCATTTATTAGTGGTACAGCAGAAGTTAAAAGAATCCAGAAACAAGGTGCAAGAATTAGAAACCAAACATTTGCAAGGGCACCCACAAGTAGATTACAAAGTCTTATAAAATTGTTTATGCCACCGTCTGTTGAGGTTACATATGCACCACAGTATACAGATGAACAAATAGGACTTGGTGCAAAAACTGCCGCTGGTGCAGTTGATGAATTTATTACTACCAAAGGTGATACTGCTGAAAAATTAGGTAATGCATTTAATGAAGTTTTTAAAAAAAATAATTTAATTGAGAAAGCTGCGATTGGTACAATAGATACAATGGCGCCTGGTTTTAAAGCAATATTATTTGGTAGGTCTGGTAAGGCAGTTAACAATAGATTAGAATTAATATTTTCTGGTTTACAAAAAAGAAGTTTTTCATTTAATTTTAAATTTTTACCAAAAAGTTATCAAGAAGCAAAAGCAGTTTACAATATTGTAAGAAGATTTAAATTTCATATGTTACCAGAAATCGCTGGAGATGTAACAACATCAAGAACATTTATTACACCAGATGTTTTTGATATCAAATATATGATGAGTGATGGTAAAGAAAATGAATACTTAAATAAAATATCAACTTGTGTACTAGAAAATATGAATGTAAAATATGGTGGTGATAGATATCAAACATTTGACCCATCTATGGCAGAGGCAGGAGCACCAGATGGTTTGAAGGCCCCTCCAGTCCAAACAGAAATGACACTTCAATTTAGAGAATTAGAATTAGTTACACAGAATAATGTGCTTGCGAGGGGTTTTTAATGGCATACTTTCAAAACTTTGAAACATTGACATATGATGTAGTTGGTGATGGTAATCCAAAACTATTTACACACATATTAAGAAGAGTTAAGATAAATGATTTAGTAAAAGACAATATTTTATTATATGATTTTTATCAAGTTAAACCTGGCGAAAAACCAGAAGATGTTGCATTTGATTTCTATGGTAGTGCAGAATTACATTGGTTAGTATTATATGCAAATAACATAGTTGATAGATATCATCAATGGCCTATGAGTGTTAGAGGTTTTGAAGAATATTTAAAAGAAAAATATGCAAATCCACTTGCAACACATCATTTTGAAATAACTCAAAAATCTGGTGATACAACTGTAAAAATAAACATAGGTTTAGATTCTACTGGTCATAGTGGTGATACAGTAAGTGAAGTTACAAATAGAGAGTATGAAGAAAATTTGCAAACTGAATACAGTAAAATAAGATTGGTGAGAAAAGAATTTGTTAATCAAATTAGGAAAGAATTAAGAAACTTATTACAAAGTAATGCATAATGGCACAAGACAATTATAATTATAGTGGTTCATTTGAAGTTGAAGAGTGTATTTTAAAAACACATCACGGAAATGATATAGACTTAGATGGTGTATTAAGTTTTGTAAGTGTATATGAAGATATAATGCAAGGTTTTTTGACTGCAAATATATCTTTCTTAGACACAAATGATTTAGTTTTACAAAATGGTATTGTTGGTAATGAATACTGTTACTTAAAATTAATTACTCCATCTACTGAAGATGTTTCATTAGATTTTACAAAAGACCCACTAATAGTTACATCGGTATCACAAAGAAATGAGGGACAAGGTAGATTCGTTACTTTAACTCTTGCATCAAGAGAATATATGAGAAATTCTAGAACTAGAATATCCCAAAGTTTCTCTGGAAATATGTCTGAAGTAGTTCGTAGATTAGTAAAAGAAAAACAATTTTTAGGTAGTAATAAAAGATTTTTAACCGATGATAGTGTTGGTTTAGAAAGAGTTGTCATTCCTAATTTAAGACCTCTAACTGCAATACAGATGATTGCACAAAGAGCTAAAACAAAAAAAGACTCACCTTTTGTTTTTTTTGAAACCACTAAAGGTTTACATTTTTTATCATTTGATAGTATTAACAGACAAAATACTAAAACAACATTTACATTAGGTTCATCAGACACTTATGATAGTAAACCATCTAAATCATCTCAATTAGAAGCAAATATTGTTAGACAATTAGGACAAGTAGAAGGTGACAATTTAATAAGTAATAGTGTACTATTAAACACAATGAATGGAATGTATTCTTCAAGAATGATATTACACGACATATACAATAAAACCTATCACGATTTAAAGTTTAGATACTCTGATGCGTTTTCCAAAAAAAATGACATAGAAACAAGTATAGGTGAAACTGGATATCCAGTATTTCCAATATCAAGTTCAGTTGATGAAGACGGTAAGACAGTAGAAGATTTTCACGATTCATATTTAAGTTTACAATCCACATCTGGATATAATACTCCAAAAGGTTCAGTTCACAATATAAATCCCTACCCAAATACAATTTATCCTTTTGAAGAGACTTCAATTAGTGACCATTTATTGACTAGAAATCATAAGATGGCATTTTTAGATAGAATGGGTATGACCATTGATATGGTAGGTAATTTATCAATACAGGCCTCAGATGTAATAAGATTGAATGTATATAAAGCAAAAACTGATGTTGACAATGAAGATGAAGATTTTTATGATGAAAGATTAACTGGTAGATACATTATAACAAGGTTAAGACACACTTTTGATTTTGGTAATCCAAAAAAACATACAATACAAGCGACAGTTATTAAAGATAGTGTAACTAAACCATACTCAAATAATCTACCACCTAACCCTAAGAGGTTAATTTAAAGGAAGTAAAATGACTAATAAACAAACTCGTAAGTTAAGAACTCTAAATTTTCAAAAACAAGAAAGATATATAAATAATGAGGTGAACGACTTAACAACGGAGGTGAGTAAACTCTACCTCGCAAGAACGAGAAAGTTTTTAGGAAGAAGAACAGCGTGAAGACATTTGACCAATTACAAGAGGGTGTATACGACCCTAATATATTTAAAGCATTTTTTCTAGCAGGTGGGCCTGGTAGTGGTAAATCTTTTGTAGTAAGAAAGACCACTGGTGGGCTCGGTCTGAAAGTTGTAAACTCTGATGATGCATTTGAAAAACTATTAAAAGATGCAGACTTTGATTTAGACTTCAGAGATATGAGTCCAGAGAAAACTCTTGAAAGAGATGTTATAAGAAAAAGAGCAAAAGAAGTTACATCTAAAATGCAAAGAAATTTTGTTGCTGGTAGACTTGGTATGATTATAGATGGTACTGGTGCAGAATATGGTAAAATAGAAAAACAAAAAAGATTGTTACAACAAATAGGTTATGATACCTATATGATATTTGTTAATACCTCATTAGATACTGCAATAGAAAGAAATGACCAAAGAGATAGAAAATTACCATTAGATATTGTTAAAACATATTGGAACAATGTGCAATCAAACATAGGTAAGTTTCAGAATTTATTTGGTAGTAAAAACTTTATTGTTGTAGATAATAACAATGCAAAAGAAAATGTATTCAATAGAGTATTTAAATCAATTAGAAAACTTGCAACCAAAAAGGTCAATAATTACATTGCAAAACAATGGATTGATAATCAGTTAAGATTAAAAAAATTGTCAAAGGGTTGACAAATATAAAATATGTGTTATTATAATGGTGTGGATTGTCTTGGGGGTGCCCTCAGTTCTTAAACACATTAAAAAAAAAGAACAAAAATGCAAGAGGATTGGTAGTTACCTCTGTAAAAATTAACTACCATATATTAATTTAACTAGTGAGGTATAATGGCAAAACGAAAGATGTCAGAAGAACAACGACAGGCTGCGATTGAAAGACTTGCACTTGCAAGAGAAAAACGACTAAAAGAAAATCCACCACAATATAAAAACATTTCACCGAAAGTTCTTGCACTTCCAGATGATGCATTTATGTCTATGAAAAATGTTAGACAATGGATTAAGACACAAAAAGATATTGCATCTGGTGCTGAGAAAAATGCACGAAGAAGTGGTTCTGATAACAAACAGAAACAATTAGAAAACTCTAAAGCACTTAATGCACGAGCATATATTAGGTGGTTGAATACATATTTAGAAACTGGCGAGTTCCCAGGCGACTTTGTTGGTGAATACGAAAGTGTGCCAGTAACCAGAAAGATTGTTGCAGGCCCCAGAGAGGGTTGTAGAATTAAAGGTGGAATGGTAATCTAATGGACGATTTAATGAAGTGTTTAGGTATCACTTGGTGGCAATGGTGGATATTGGTTGCAGTTAC